CTTTTAATCCCTATGGAGGTAAGATATTCCGTAAAGATAGTATGTTGTATCTTGTTTTACCTTATCTTGCTGTTGTTGTCTCATGGCCTCTTGGGGCTTCCGATTGGCAAACCGTTATCCAGTATTCCGAGACAAGCAACAAAGAATATGAGTTGGTATTCATGGATGATGACTCAGGTATTGATTACAATTTCAATCGTTTCATGGACCTTGGTAAGAAATACGATGAGGATATTTCCATCAATCCTGATCATATGAAGAAGCTCCTTAACCTTTTCTCCATCAACAAACTCAACCCAAAAATTGTGATAGGTAATGAAAGGTTAGAACTGAAAGCGTCAAATGATGACGTTACAATTAGAGCTGTCTTGATGGGTATGAGGTTACATTAGTTTACATTACCTGTTACATTAGTATACCAACAACGAGAGACCCCACTCACAACAGGGTGGGGTCTCTCGTCAGGAGGTGTCACTATAGGTTGGGGAGAAGGGAGAGAATGTCCTATAGCTTAATCACCATCATATTGTTTATCCTTGCGTTTGTCAAGTGCTCTACGGTCCTTGCAATCCCATATGAAGTAGATGATATAGATCACCGCGCAGCTAGCAGCAAGCAACGCGAACAGGATGAGCACATATACCCATACCATGAATGTGAAAGTCATGAACATTTCATACATGGTACATCACCTCAACCTGTCATTGACTATCTTCTGCACATGCTCATACGTCGCGGCATCATAGGCCTCTGTCAGTCTTTTTCGTCGGTCCTCTCCGTTGCCCCATTTGCCTGAGATGACTTCGTCTGCAAGTGTTTCGCACGCCTTCGAGGTCTTGTCCTCTTTCGTTTGTGTGGCACCCTGCCCGGTCGGATTCGCATATCTGCCCCATGCCTCCTTGCTCATGTATGCGTAGTCACCATCGATGTAAAATCCACCGATGCCAAGTTTGTCCGTGAACTGCCAGATTGCCGCGAATGACCAAGGCGCGATATCGTAGGGGATATCCTCACTGCCCCAGGTTGTCCGGTTGTCGGGATAACCTGCTATCCACAGTCCGCACTGGTCTGGAATCCATGAGCCTTTATATTGCCTGCATCTGCTCGCGCTGATGTACAGCAACGGCCAGACTCCGGTCTGCTCATGTACCCGGCTCATGAAACGCTCACACCAGCGCACGTTATCGACGTTATCCACTTCATAGTCGAGCACCGGTATTCCATGGCCGAAGTAGTTGCGGCATTCGTTTACGAAGTAATCCGCCTCATCCTCGGGCGAGTTGGTGCGTGCGAAGTGATAGAACCCCCATAGCTTGCCAGAATCTATGCAGGCTTGAATGAAACCATCACAGCAACGGTCGGTGTATCCAACTCCCTCCGTTGCCTTGCAGATGATGAAGTCAACCGGCAGATCGCTCACCTTTATCCCCGATTGCCAGTGTGATATGTCAGCTCCTCTTAGCGTCATCTGGCCCCCCTTTTATCCAGTCCAGGATATATTCCAAAGTAGCATTCATCTTGACAAGCGCCTCGGTCATCTTGTTGCGCTCGTCTGCGTGTCGTTGCTCGGATTCCAAGCGTTGTTCGCTGTCCTCCTTGTGCACCATCGCCATATAGATACACGCGACGATGGGGAATCCAACGCTGCCTATCATGTTAATCAGGTCTTGTTCCATCATCGTTCTCTTTCCTCGGACGGCCTACCTTGCGTTCCCGTTTATATCGTAGCACGTCGGAGGTCAGAAAGCGTTGTTCGCCTGCTACCATCTTCACCGGTATGACATCCGTATGGGCTATCTGACTTATACGTTGGCGTGAGACTCCTAGCAGGTCAGCAGCCTGGCCTAGGGTTAACGTCTCGCGGTAGTTGAATGCATCCAACGGGACGATCAGTTTCTTGTCCTTGATGATGGCTTTGATGGTTGAATCGTCCAGGGGGTTCACGGCGATTATGAACCCGTCTTGCTCTATTATGGGGAAGGAGACACCGGTGAACGGACACGTCATCTTGTAACGCACAATTGATATCCTCTCTATTTTTGTTTATAATTGTAACCATTATATCAGGTTTGGGGGAGATATGGCTAGAGCACGCAAACGTGGGGATGATGCCACCAACGCACGGAAGCGTTATTACCGGTCTGCTATCCGCAATCTAAAGCGGGCCGACAAACTGACGGGTGCAGCGGCGGAGCGTTACAGGTTGCTGGCCCGACGTGACTTCGAGGACGCGCTTAGGACCTATGACCCTTCCAAGCGTCGGGGTAAGCTGTCCAAACCCATGCAGCGGCTCGCAAACCGTTTCGGGATGCTCGATGTCGGCGAGGTGACCAAGGATGAGCGTCAGAAGGTTATCTCCAGGTCCGAGCAGCGAAAGTTCCGTTTCTTCGAGGGTCGGAAGGCCCGTAGGGAACGCGAGGCGGAAGCGGTTTTCCGTGACCCCACCATCTCATCACGTATATGGGGTGGTCTCGTGGATGTATGGCGCGATGCATCCACGGTGGGCGGGGAGCTGGACCGACAGAAGATGATACCGGCGTTGATGGATTACTTCGAGGTCGACACCTATGCGGACCTGTTGGAGCGTGTGGAGGCGGTGACGGGTGAGGGCCTTTATGCGATAGGCGATGAACGGGAATACTACGATACCGTCAAACTGACCTTGCAGGCACACGTGCTCACAGGGTCAGTCACGATATGAGAAAGTCAAAACCATATCGCATCGTGGCTGCATACGATTCGGAGACCACCAACCTACGAACATCTGATGGTATCATCGCTTTCCCCATCCTCCACCAGGTGGGCGTGTTGGATGACGGTATGCACATAGAGGATGTGACGGTCGATAACGTGGAGACGGTCTGCAATGTCGATATGTTCCGTCATACCCTGGACTTGTATGAATGGCTGGATGGTTTCATGGAGGTTCGCCGAGACCATGTGCCGGTCATGATGTGCCATAACCTGTCATTCGATATGTATGGTCTTTCCCCATGGCTCAATCGACATGATGTGAAGGTGCTTGCGAAAAGTCCCCGCAAACCGATATCCTTCACCGTCCTGGATGAAGCGGGGGAACCGGCGCTGGTGATATGGGATACCCTGATATTCTCCCAGCAGGGTCTGGCACGCATGGGCGATGATTGCGGATATCCTAAGGCAGTTGGCAAATGGGACTATGACGCCATCCGAACACCTGACACACCGCTGACCCAAGATGAACTGACCTACGCGACACACGATATATACGCGTTGTTCGCCTGGTTCGGCTGGTGGTTGCGTCGCAACCCAGATATAGACTCTTCGAGGCTCGGTCTCAATGTGGTCACCAAGACAGGCGTCGTGAGGGAGCGCAGGCGCGTTCGTTTCGACAGGTTGAAGGGGAACAGACTCGGACACAATGTCGGGCGTTTCTTCTATTGGAGGTGCCGCGAGGAGGCACCGACCACTGATGACGAATTATATACCATGTTGTCATGCACCCGTGGTGGCCTCACGTTCGTCTCGCAGGATTGCGCATCCATCCCCTATGACCTGCAGGGAACTGGCTCATCCGTGCATGGTTTCGACGCGGCCTCGATGCATCCTGCTCAGATCGTCAGTCATATGTACCCGGTCGGTTTCGAGGTCAAGTCACCCGAGGTGCTGGACCTCGCCTGGAAGGTGGTTTCCTCCGTGTCGGTGGAACGTGTGTTGCAATGTTGGGACAAACCGTTTCCCGTGGCTTTCGATGCTTGTTTCGAGTTCGTCAACCTGCGACCCAAACCGGGTGGCATGGGCGGGAAACACGGTATATTCCCATTGGCCTCGGCTAGGTTGAAACCAGCCGGGGACCTGTTGCAGCAGATGGATGATGACAATGGGGACCGTCTGTCCTATCTGCAGGAGATGAGCGATTATTCCGACCGGGCTTCCGGGGTGGTCACAGCTTTCGGAAAGATCGTTTCAGCTGAACATGTGCGTCTGTACCTTACTGAATTAGCGGCCTGGGAGGTATGCCAGACATACGATTATGATTCGGTGCGGGCCGTGCATGGTTACATTACGGGTCGGTTCGTCCGCCCCTCCGATATGGATATGTTGTCCGTGATGCAGTTCTACAAGGGCAAGGACATGTACAAGCAGGCACGTGGTGAATACAAGCGTACCGGCACCATCACATGTGGGGAGGCGTTGCGGGATGTGGGGATAGCACCCGCCATTGTGGATGAGATGGAGGCTGGGACCCTCCCGGCCGGTGACGTGGAGGCGGTTTATTTAGGCCTGAAAGCTGACCTGAACAGTATCTTCGGTATCTCCGCAAGCAACGAATATCGCAGACCTACCATCTTGACATCATCCGGCATCGGGTATACGGGTGAGTTCGGTCTGGTAAACCAACCGAAGAATCCGAAGGTCTGGTATCAGTTCGGCCAGCGTATCGTCGGGTGGTCCAGGGTGGCTCAGACGGTGGCCATCCACCTGTTGTCCCCATATGTGGATAAAGTTGTGAATGGGGACACCGACAGCGTGAAGGTGATCTGTCCTGATGATATGTTGCCTGCGGTCGAAAACGAGTTGTCACGTCTGGGTGATGCCATCGACCGGGGCAAGGAGAGGGTCTGCACCCGTGTACGTCTCGCCTATCCCCGATATTTCGTGGACCTTCCAGGTATAGGCCATTACGAGCACGAGTTCTCCGTAAAACGTTTCTGTGCTGCTTGGAACAAGGCATATGTCATGGAGGATGGCGGTTATCGTTTCACCATCGCCGGTATCCCGACCAAGCGCCGGGAGACGGATGTATCGACGTTCATCGGCCTCGATGGTTTCGCGGACCGGTTATCCCAGTGCGGGTGGAGCTTCGGCAGGATATGTGACCTGTACCTGGGCTATGATGTGACGTTCGCCCATGACGTGTTACGGCTCAATGGACGCAAGATACCCGCGTGGGGCGATATGGTCTGCATGGACGTGACCGACCGTGACGGGATGGTATCCAGGGTGGCCGAGCCCGCTGCGTTGGCGTTGTACCCGATGAGCAAGACGGTGAACGACACCAGCAAAGCAGATAACCGTGCAAACCTGGTATACGCGCTGGCAAACAGGCCCACGGTCAACCATGCCCGTAAGCTGGTCACGGCCTGTGGTGTGCTGGACTTGGATGATTGGAGTAGCACATGGGCATCTATATAGGCTACGTCGATATATTCGACGATGAGGGGTTACCATCCCCGCGAGAGCAGGCCGTGAAGGTCCTAGAGGAGGCCGCGGAACTGTTCGGGGTGGTCGATACCCACGGTGATCTGATAGACGATGTTGCCATGCGTAGAGAGTGCAGCGACGTCATCCAGGCGGTATGCAACCTCCTGGCCTCCGTAGGGTATGCACGACTGGACTTCGAGCCGGATATGCTGGATTGTCGTCATCGCAACGAGTATCGAGGACGTGTCTACGATGGCTGAACCACGTTTCTACGATTGGGACTCCACCTGGTCCCGTCAGACGGGGACGAATGGTGAGATATGTCTCGTTTTGGGTGCAAAGGATATCGGTAAGACGTTCGGACTCCGACTTAAATGCATCGACCGTTTCCGTAAGACGGGGGAACTGTTCTGTGAGATCTGCAGGACCAACGAGGAGTTGAAGGCGGTCCAACGGGGGTATTTCGATCGCATCCAGTCACAGGGTTTCCATACGGATATGATGTTCAAGTCCGAGGGTGGTTGTGGTTACATCGCGCGCCGTCCTCCCGATGACAAGACGAAACCGGAGTGGAGACTGATATGCTACTTCGTCGCACTGACCAACTTCCAGCGTGAGAAGAAACGTACCTTCGATTCTCCCCGACGCTACATCTTCGATGAGGCTTTCATAGACACGAAGGACCGTTACCATAGGTACCTGCCTGACGAGTTCCTGATACTCGCGAACCTGCTTGACACCATCTCGCGTCAACAGCCGGGAGGTGAGGGATATTATCTTTACCTCCTGGGAAACTCAGTCGATCTGACATGCCCATATCTGCAGGCGCTCGGTATCAGACGTATCCCACCTTTCGGCTACAGCTGGTACAAGGGCAAGACGGTGCTGGTGCATCGCGTGGAGCCTTGGGATGCGGAGGACCGCAAGGCGAGGACCCTCGTCGGGCGCATGCTGTCCGGGCATGACGAGAGCAGGGTCATATTCGACAACGAGTTCGAGGACCGGACCGGTTCCGAGATACAGCGCAAGACATCCACGGCCAGATACCGACTCGCGCTCAGATGGGGCCGTGTCACCTTCGCGGTATGGGTCGATCGTGGTCTGGGGCTGTGGTTCGTGACCGACCAACTCCCGAAGGGTGCCCGTAACGTGCTGACACTCGCCAAGCAGGACAGCAGCGTAGATTACGCAGCGGTGCGCAAGGGTGAGGGGGTGGCCAAGCTCCTGACTGAACTGTTCTATGCAGGGTGCCTCCGATACGATAGCCCGGCGATACGCGAGGCGTTCTTCGAGGTGCTTTCCTTCCTCGGGGTGCGTTAGATTTCCCGATATTTTTCATGATTTATTCTTGACAACGTAAAGTATTAAGGGTATATTGGAACCATCGAAAGCAACGGAAACAGGAGGTAACCATGACCGAAACCGATGATAAACTGTGCCGTATGCTTGATGACCGTGGGGTTAAGTGGGACAGCGTGATCAATGAAGATACATCATGGAAGGGAAGATATGGCATCAGGTGGCGATGGATAAAGGTTGAGGACAGTGCCACCAGCTACCTATTCGCACGCATAACACCAGAACAGGCAATAATCGCAACCTTAGGAGGTAACGGGATGAAACACGTTTTTGCGGATTATCAGGGGAACGAGCTCTGCATCATGGACGATGCCGGGTATGAGGCAGTGAACTACATCAGGGAGTTGGATAGCTACATAGCCGATATCACGGATGGCAAGGATGATATAACCGCCGAGGAAGAGGCGCGGATATTCACGATCAGCTATGCGGTGCAATGCTCCGTGAACGTCCTGTGCAAGGCCATCGGGGTGAAACTCTCCAAGTTCGATATCATCAGTGGGCACTTTACAAGTTAAACTATAAATGCTAAAGTATTTACCCGAGGAGGTGAGGAGATGGGGAATAACGACCCATGGGAGAACCTACCGTTGATTACCAGGATTCTGATATTGTTGCTCCCGTTGATCTGTTCGCTGGATTGCATCTATTAGAGAGGATAAGCACATGACAGAGGAGAACACAGCCATCATCACCGTATCGTCACTGATGAACGAGCAGGCAGGAACGACGCTTTGCAGCATCAAGCCCGAGCCGGGGAACAAGGACCAGGCGAAGACACTTTACAACGCCATGAACAACCCCACCTATCGGGTCAAGGACTATATCAACAAGGTCATCACTGTTGAGAACGTGCTCATCGAGGTCAACGATATCCTGGATGAGGAGACGGGTGAGATCGTCAAGACACCTAGGACCGTGCTCATCTCCCCCGATGGCACGAGTTATTCGGCAACATCCAAGGGCATCTTCACAAGCATCAAGAATGCATATCTTGCGTTCGGTGATGCACCGTGGCCCGGTGGCATCGACTTCGAGGTGAAGCAGGTTTCCGTCGGAAAGGGTCAGATGCTGACATTGGAGATGGCCTGACGTGTTATAATCGTGGTAGGCGGTATCACGTCTGACGTGTCCTAGTGGAGATTCGGATTCCGTGGCCTGTGATGGGCACCGACCCACACCCCGGGGTAAAACCTCACGGACGGGATGATGCGTGGATGTGACTGACTGCCGACACCCTTCCGGGCCATCATCGTGCACAAGCGGTGGTGGCCCGCTTGCTAGGGGGTGTAGCTCAACCGGTAGAGCTGCCGACTCATAATCGGTAGGTTGTGGGTTCGAGTCCCGCCGCCCCCACCAAAAGGAGTAGACATGGAATGTGATACCAGATCATGTAAATATATCGTGATGGATACTGATATCACCTATTCATTGGATTTCAATGGATGGCCTGATGAAGTGGTGATACTGGAGGTTAAGGGGCTGAAAAAGGCTTTAGGTGTTAACTGTTTGTTCTTCGACACAGGAAACAACCTTTCGATCTCTGATATATACAAGGTCATCGACGAACAAGAACTGGATTATATAGAGGATGGATGGACTAAGAAAGGTGGTATGACACATGGACCCAAACCAGCAGAACAACCAGCAGCAGACCGACCCGACACAGCAGACTCAACCGACAGGCGCTGACGTGGGTAACACCATCACGGCACAACAGCCACAGCAGCCTGTGACTATCTCGATTGGTGATGGTTTCGGAACGATGACCGGCGCTCAGATGGGAAGCACCACGACACAGGTCAACACGCAACCACAGCAACAGCCTACATCGGTACAGCAGATGCCCGCACAGGTGCAGCCGCTTGACTCCATCATACAGCAGCTGCAAGCCCAGAACGCGGCACTGATACAGCAGAACGAGGCGCTCAATGCCCAGGTGGTGAAGCTCATCAATGGAGGGGTGCAGGTCAACACGCAACCGCAGCAGCAACAGCCGACACCGGTACAGCAGATGCCCGCACAGGTACAGCAGATGTTGTCCATGGGCGCACAGCCTGACCCGCTGGGGGTGATAAACCCGCCATCGCTTGCAGACGGTCATGATTGGAGCATGGAGGGGCTGGCTGGTGAAGTCGGTGGCAGACGATGACCACGCCTCCTCATTACATTGGTGACGGTAGGATAACCTGCAAGGATGCCATGGACTCGATGATGTACGGCCTCCGTTACAAGGGTGCAATCACCTACTGGTGGGGTTGTGCATTGAAATATATCTGGCGCTGGCCATACAAGGGAGTGCGCGAGGACCTGGAGAAGGCAAAAGCGTGTATCAACTATCTTTTGGAATACCTGCCAGGAGGTGAAGACTCGTGACACATCTCCTGTCATTCGTCGCAGGTTCCGTTTTCGGTATCCTCATAACCGCGTTGTTATCCGTGGCAGATTGATATATAATACGTTTGAGTTTGCTCTGGAAAAGGCCTGCACGTCGTGCGGGCCTTTTCCGTGTTATGATGTGTCATAAGATGTTACCATCTCCCGGAGGTGGGAACGCCAGAAGAGCCGGGCAGCGCTGGGAACATCCGGAAGATATCTAAATGATTAAGAAAGGATGTGATGCAGGATGGCAGTCAAGAACAGTTCCATCCTTACCCGTGCATGGCTCAATGGGACCAATTCGTTCCAGGAGCGTATTCCGAACCCAGCCGTCAACAGTTACGCGAACGTGGTGGCGCACCTCTTCGCCCCCATGAACAACGACATGTTCAACGAGTTCTCCATGCTCCTCAATGGTCTCAATGCGACGTACGTCGATGCCAAGCGGTGGACCCACGGCCTCCGGGCGTTGAAGAAGCCCGCCAGTGACTGGGGCAACTCCGAGCGTCACGTGGCCGTGAAGTACTTGCAGGCGCACGCCGGGCGATGGGATGACGAGACCTTGCTCAAATGCGAGCGTCCCGAGTTCGTGGAGTGGTTCTACAGCGTCGGGGAGCCTAGGCGTTATGAGTTCTCTTGGAGCAAGACAGAGCTTCACCGTGCGTTCGCAGCTGACGGTTACGGCTACGACGATCTCCTGTCCGCCACAATCACCCAGATGCTCAACTCCGTGGAAGTCGACGAGATGGACATTATGTTGCAGATGTTCGCGGAGGCGGACCACCGGACAAACGGCCTGTTCCGTTACCAGCTCAGTGACGTTCCCACCACAAAGGCGGTCGCGGAGGAGCTGATGATAGGTGTCCGCGCGTTGGCCAAGCGCATGCAGGTCAAGCCGACCATGCTCTACAATCAGATTCCCGTGCCTGTCACAGAGGACCCCTCCACCCTCATCTACTGGTGCACGCCCGAGGTGGACGCGGTGACGGATGTAACACTCCTTGCGACCCTGTTCCATATGGACAAGGCGGAAGTGGAGTATCGCAAGATCGTCATCCCGGAGTTCCCCATCCCCAACGTATACGCAGCACTTACCTCCGAGGACTTCATCTACTATCGCGACTTCATGACGGGCCTCGAACCACCGTTCTACAATCCCGGCAACCGCACCCTGAAATATTACTATTGGGCAAACGGCATGATCGGGTTCAACCCCGCAGCCAACTGTGTCCTGTTCACGACCGAGGAGGCTACCACGATACCGACCATCACCGTGACGACGACCGGACTTTCCTTCGACCCGGCCACCGTGAACGTGCCCATCGGTGGCGAGGTACAACTTAACCTGGACCTCACCGGCACCGTCGCTGGTGATGCCAGCGGTAAGATAGGGGTGGAGCCTGACTCCGCACTGTTCGAGGTATCCGGCATGCGGGGTGACAATGCGATCGTCCTCAACAGCCGCACCTATGTCGACAACTATGGAAGGCTGCACGTACAGCGCAGCGGTATCGAGGTAGGGGACGTGCTGACCGTCACCGCCAAGAGTTCCTATATCAACCCGTCCGGTGCTACCACAGAGTACACCGCCACCTGTACCGCTACCGTGACAGCAGAGGCTACGCACACCGCCAAGGAGTGCGCGGTTGCAAGCGATCCATACATCGAGTACACCGACACCACCGATGAGGCCACGGCCAGCGAGTAACATCATCTTTGAATAGGTGATACAATGGGAGCCGGGAAACCGGCTCCCTTTCATTTGGAGGTCATCACATGGGCGGACGTTTCCACCGACTCACCAACAACCAGTCAGACTTCCCCCATCTGGATAACGTCGACACATACAAATATGACAACAGCCTTGATTATGGGCGCTTCAACTGCACTCAGATGGAGCTGCAGATATGCAAGGTGCCATGGGACGTGGGAGAAGCGCACGTAGGACAGCGCACCATATCCGGTATCGGCAACGTCGTCTATTTCGGCGATGAGGGGAAACGCGATGCATGGTTCGATGCCATCCCTGATGACGAGTGCATCCGATTGGAGACCAGGTACAAGGAGCTTCACCGGGACCAGACCATAGACGTGCCGCTGCCGTTCGACGTGGCTGCGAAGTACAACTATCTTGCGGTACGGTACAACATGTTCGCCAACGATGAATCACCGCTCATGTACGAGTCAGATGATGGTGTACGAAAATGGTTCTGGTTCATCCGCGAGGTGGAGTTCGTCGCGCCCAACACGACACGACTTCACTTGATAGACGATGCATGGCAGACATGGATATACAAAGTGGACATCACAGGCATGGTGTTGGAGCGTGGGCATGCTCCCATGTTCGCCACGACGGCCAACGAATACCTGGAGAACCCTATAGGCAACTGTGCGGACCTCCTCGCGGAGGATGTGGATTATGGTCGGTCCTCGATCGTGCGTGATGTGCAATCACGGGTTCTCAATGCAGAGGACATGAGAGCATGCGTCGCGACCACGGCAAACCCACGCAGCGACTGGGGAACGAAAGGCGCGGACAGCTGGCACGTGCCGGCGTCAGCCTATTACACCAACGACGGGGTTCCGAGCGTCTATATAATCTCGATGGCACCGGCCGACCTGTCAACGTTCCTCACCAACGTCACCGACAACATGCCACAGTTCAAGCAGACCATACAGGGTGTTTTCTTCGCGAGTTCGGAGCTTCTCGACTTCGGGGCATCGTTCACGTTCGGCGGGGTGGCGTGCCGTGGAATCAACTCATCCCGTAAGACCCTGAACCTTTGCAGATTGGGCCGTGAATCCTTCGGGTATCCTGACAGATACGCCGATATAGCGAAACTTTACACATATCCATATGCGCATATCGAGGTGACCGACGAGACCGGAAAGGTCGATATGATACGCATAGAGGACACGGACGGAAAACTGGATGTATCCGCCTCGTTGTCCCTCGCGTATCCCGCCATCAACATATCCGCCCATATAATGGGTAACGGTGGTATCGGTGGTAGCGTCACATTCACCAACATCAACGCACGTTCCTTCGAGTTCGACGGGCGATGGTATGAGACCCTGAGGCAGTGGGACGTTCCCACCTTCGCGGTGGTCCTGGACCCCGCGCGTGAGTGGGATTACTCCACGCATTTCGACCGGAAACAACGGGCAATAGACTACAACACGACCTATGATGACACGTTGGCAAGCGCGGCAGCGACGAGGGATGACGCATACGACAGCGCCGACACCGCCAACACGAACACCGCTTTGTTGACCAGCGCGGCCAAGGGCAATGCTGATGCAGAGGCTGACACGTTGGTGGCTAACACGGCCATCCAGACATCGGCAAACGCGACGATAACCAGCACATCGAATGCCGCTGCATTGACCGACGCTGCGCAGAGCAACGGCCTTTCCCAGGCGCTGCAGGCATGGGAAGCGGGTTATACCAGGGCAACGGTCAACAACGAGGTCAACGCGGAATATGCAAGTGCCGCGATCGGTGCAGCGGGAGGAGCACTCAACAGCGCGTTGTCTGGTGCCATGTCCGGTGCATCGGCAGGCCCGATAGGCGCGGCAATAGGTGCTGTAGGTGGTTTGATCTCCGGTGCGGTAGGTGGTGCCACTTCGATGGCACAAACAGCGGTAGCGGCCAACTTGAAGAGCACACAGGCGGAAGCAAGTGTTGGTCTGTCACAGTCCAAGGTCAACGAAACAGCGAACAACAACAACGACCGGACGAACACGCAGAACAGCGCCAACAGCAGCAACACGGCAACCGGTAACAGTGCGTCGACCGGTATCAGCGCCAACAGCGCGGCCACGACCAAGGCCAACGCGAGCCGGACCAAGACCGCCAACGACTCGGCAGCAGGTAACACGAGGGCCACGGCACGTGGAAACGCAACACGGGATTACAGCACAGCCAGCGCGAACGCCACAAGGGACCGCAACGCCGCACAGAACGCGGTGACCAACGACACCAAACAGGCAGCGCTTCGAGCACCTTTCGTCTACGGTACCTTCGCCAACCTGGACAGCGCCACCACGAAACCAATGGCGTTGTTCGCCAACGTGGTGACACAGGACGATCACGCCATCCAGACTGCGGGGGACGAGTTCCTACGCTACGGCTACAGGCTCGGTCGTCAATGGGCATTCGATGGGGATTGGAACGTGGGCCGATACTTCACGTATTGGAAGGTTTCCGATTTCTGGGTACGTGGACTTTCAGTCTCCGACCTTTACATGGACAAGCTACGCTTCTTCCTGTTCGGTGGGGTTACGGTATGGAGACGTCCGGAGGATATCGGCAACGTCACGATATACGACAACTACGGAGGATGACATGGCGGATGAAAAAGCACAGGTAGAGGACTCTGGACCTCGCACCATAGACGAGTTGGTTGACCTCCCCTATTCCGAGATGACGGAGGAAGAGGTGGAACTGATAGTCGAATGGAAGGCAGCCAACAAGGCGAGGGACGAGGAGCATCAACGGAGGATGGAGGCCCTGCAAGCGCATTTCGCCGAGGAAATAGCCATACATAGACAGGCGGCTGCAGAATCCAAGGCGGTACTGGACAACCTGACGGCTGCAGCCCTCGCGAGATTGGGGGCACAAGATGGGGCGTAAGAACAGGAAGCGCAAGGAGGGTTTCTTCCGGGACAACTACTGGGAGTCCGATGATTATAACTACAGAGCATACTTGAAGAACCTGGACATGCTGCTATCACTGGCCATCAACCGTTTCCGTTGGGAGGGCCTTCCCGAGACCTGCAACGCGCGATATTTGGAGAAGGTGCTGCACCGGAACGGTATAGCGACACTCGCGCACGAGGCGGGGGACACCTCCCCGGTATGGGTCAGCCTACAGGCGATGCCGCAGGGAGAATACAACATGTACGGCATCCCCACAAAGTGGCGGGCGGTGGGTTATGACGGACTCACAGACTTCGAGGTCAGCCAGGGAGAGAACGGTATACTCTGTTATTACTCGTTTGCAAGGGTCAGCCCGTGGAACGCGATGGAGATATACGCACGCAAGCTGGCACATTACGAACGTACCGAAGACGTCAACCTGACGCAGCAGATGAGGCCGTTCATCGGTATAGCCCCGCAGGAGAAGAAACTCGAGTTGGTAAACCTGCTGAAGCAGGTACAGGGTGGGGAACCTGCCATCCTAGGGGATGAAGGACTGTCACAGCTTGTGGACAACGTGAAGGTGATAGACACCGGTGTTGATATCATCGTAGAGGAGCTGGCCCGGGGATGGCAGCAGACGTTGAATGCCGCGCTGATGTGGCTCGGTATCCCCCATCTCGCCTTCGAGAAGGGGGAACGCATGATAGAGGACGAGGCGCGGGCGAATACCGCACCGACCGATATCATGCTGCTTGATTGCCTGCAGGCCCGGCGCGAGTTCGCGGCGGAGGCGAACCGGTTGTATGGGCTTGACATACACGTATATTTCAACCAGGACATTGAATCCTACAATTACAACTACACCAACAACATAGAGCAGATGGCCCAGGACAAGATGATCTTGTCCAGTGATGGTACTTTCGAGTTGGGAGGTGGTGACGGTGAGTGATTGGCCAGATATCTCCATAGACGTGGAGGCATTCGACGATTACACGGGATGTGCAAAATATAATGCCGTGTACACGATAACGCTTGCCGAGCTGATGGATTCGGGCATATTCGACTGGTCCCATGAAGATGTGTCGTGGGCTGATGCAGCATACGACAATGAGCAGTACGCGCGGGTGTGCGCCTATTTCGTGGAGCGTTTCCGTTATCGCGAGATATCCATGTTGCCCTACAAGGTATGGGCAAACTCACTACATCGTAAACTGGTATATGAGCTGATGCCAAAATACATCCCACTTTACAAGCGTCTGGGCGAGGATATCGCCCCTCTTTCCGTAGGTGACGAGTACAAGAAGAGTCGCGTTATCGATAGTGAATATCCTGAAACCGTCCTTTCCGGTAACTCGGATTACGCATCCATGGGAAGGGACGAGGAATACGAGGTCATCCGTGAGGGTAACGTGACGGAGCTGTCAGCCGATTACGCAGAGCGGTTCCATGGAGTGGATGAGTTGGTGCTCAATGACTTGGAATGCATGTTCATATCGCTATATACTGCGAATATAAACACGAGTTGGTAAAGGAGGGTATTTCATGGACTGTGGAAACGATGGTATAAACATCCCGAGGCCACCGGGCAACCGTTGGTTCCCGTTCTTCAACGGGTGGACCAGCTTCACGCCGGCATTGCCGAAACTCTATTTCGGGGTGGACAGTGAGGAGCAGCGTTATTGGCTGCTCTGCAAGCAGTTGCACAAACTCATATGCTATATCGACATGGTTGGAGATAAGGTCAACATAGACCATGACGAGATTGAGCATTTGAAAGAGCAGTTCAAAAAATTCGTTGAAAGCGGTTTCGAGGATTACTACAAGGAACAGATAGAAACATGGGTACGCGACCACATGCCGGACATCATCTCACAATATGTCAAGCAGGTGTATTTCGGGCTGACTTTGGATGGGTATTTCGTGGCCTACATCCCAGAGGGCAGCGCGTGGGAGGATGTGATATTCGATACCGGTCAGGTATATGACGCTGATGATTATGGGCGGCTGGAACTGTTCTATCCGACCGATGACAATTCGGATGTATGGCAGGAGTCTCCGTACAAGGATAACGACAAGATGTGGAAGGACCTCATGGATATCCTCTCGGAGATGGACGTTGCAGGGGTCCAGGATATCATGGACCGCCTAGACGAGGATGAACAGGCTATTTACGGCCCGATACTCGAAAGCGAGGTGGACGCATGAGCATGGAGACATTGCCATTCGAGCATAGGCCCCGTAACAGCATCGCTAACAACCTGGACAAGATAAACGAGTTGGTGGACTGGGCCAATCAGGATACACACCTGTACGCAAGTGCAAGCGGCGAACGTGTGACGGTAGGTGATGCATCCAGCCTGAAGGAGTTGCAGGTCCACGGCATGTCGGTGCAGAACGGCACACCCACGCCTGATGCGCCGGTACCGGTGCAGGTTGTCGATGGGCCGTTATCGTTGGTCATCGGTGATGCATCGGTGGCCATCAACCTGCAGGGTAACACGCTGGCATCTATAAACGATACATACCGTGACACGCTCGACATCGACTCAACCGGCCACATCACGCTGACAAAACGCACTGGCAAGATGGACGTTACAACCGATTTAACCTGGAAATGGGCTGGTGGTTTCCCCGGACCATATGTGCATGATTTAGCTGGGATTGAGAAAATACCTACACCAACAGATGATGGTGGTTTGCGTCTTTGGTCCAACAGATTCGCATATGGTGGGACGTACGGGGGTAACCGGGGGAGACCTTATGTTGTGTGCCTTGGTCTCACGAGCAATGCAACCGATGTGGTGTTTTATCCAGGGGATGAATCCGTGACGAATGTAGCCACTTGGAAAACATGGCTAGAACAGCACCCCACGACTTTGATATATCCACTAACTGATACAGCATGGGAGACAATCGACCTCGGCTACATCGACCCACCTGCAATCCCGAGCGGGTCTGTGGTGACCGTCTCCGCATCGCTGACACCGACGTTCCATCTAGAATGGTGGATGGATGATGGCATCACCGCATTGGTGAATGACCTGATTGCATATGTAGACCACAAGACGGAGGGATAAAAATGGCATATCGTCAATATATCGGTTCCCGTTACGTTCCCATCTTCGGGCGCAAAGGTGAGGATACTTATGAGTGGGACAACTCTGCGCCATACGAACCGCTTACCGTGGTCATGCATCAGGGTAACTCCTTCACCAGTATTCAGTACGTACCTACTGGTATCGATATCAACAACAGGAGATATTGGGCCGAGACTGGGAATTGGAATGCACAGGTCGAATCCTATCGACAGACCGTGTTGTCGTTCGACGACCGCATAACCTCCAACACTGAGGCATCGACAGCCAACACGGAGGCTATAACCGCCGAGGTGACACGCGCGACAGCCGCAGAGACAGCAAACCGAGAAGCCATCACCGCCGAGGTGACACGCGCGACAGATGCGGAAACTGCTAACAGGGAGGCCATCACCTCCGAGGTGACACGCGCGACAGATGCGGAGACTGCTAACAGGGAGGCCATCACCTCCGAGGTAACACGCGCGACAGATGCGGAGAAAAACATTTCTAATGTTATCGGTACAGGATTCGACGCGACCGATAACATAGCAGGAAACATAAAGGTGAAAGGTAGCGGTACTGTTTGCGCGACTAATTACCTGGGTTCGCTTTTTCATCAAATCGCGGACGAGACGTTAGGAGAGATGCATTGTGGGTCAATCGCTGATTGTGGCGATTATCAGGTGATAATCTCTTGTCCATTGACTTCCGATAGGATGAATCGTGGAATAGTGGAATTCGTCTCAATCAAAGACAACAGAAAAGAGGTATATGCAAATAAAACGGTTGTTCTGGGACATGCGAATTCCATCACTTACGACCCGAACCGTGGAAAATTCCTGGTAGCTCCACTATATGACACATCATCTGGAGAGCTGATTTATTGGCCTGTTCTATTCGAATATGATGTTACATTTACAAATTATTCGAGGATCACTACAGACGTAACCATTTCCGGCATATCGTACGACCATGTAACGGGTAAGGTTTACTGTTTCGGTGTTGATGATAAACTTTATGAATTGACAAATGACAATAACCTGGTATTCGTCAACGAATGCAACGTAAGAGACAATGACCAGGGTTTGCACGTCCAAGACCTGGCTGTCAACAGCGGTGTTTGGTATATCTCCAACACACAGGGAAATATCGCTACAGGTTTGATTGGTGTTGACAATGCCAAAAACGTCTTTGACATAGCCAAACAAGGAACCTTCCAACTGTTCAATCTTTTCGGTGAAGTCGACGGGATGGACTTCAACGCAAACGGGAATCTTATATGCACCAGTGATGAACGAGTGCAAAGCGCTGGATGGATATTCAATATTTTCGAGATCATCACACCGGAAACCAAACATCCATTGTTTTACCTGTACCATCCTAGTAACATAATGACATCCATCAACATAACGAGATCAAGTGATATCCTGAGACAAACGCTATCGTTGCTTTCAGAATTCAACGCTGCAAATTACATCCGTAGTATGATTGGTGATGTAGTACGTTTCACACTAACAGAAGATTATAACGCACCGGCCGAAACAATCATGCTGAACGGTTTTGCAAAAGCAATCATCAACCTGAACAATCATACGCTGACCATAGATCAGATAAGATTCGATAGTTGCGAACTGGTCATATCCGGTAGCGGTACACTTACAATTCGAAGGTTCTGGGCACCTACATGTGAAATGGCTAGGATAACCCTGCAGAATGGAGTTACCATCATCCCAGCTGATTCAAGCGTAAATCCATTTTTGAGTGTCGCTAAAACGGGAAGTCAGTTGAATTGCGGCACCATCACAAACCCGAATAATCTGACGTTTGTAGGAAATGTGATAAATAGTGGGCGCGTTTACATATCGGGCACTGAAATACTGACGAATAATAGCTAATGACAGGCTGAGATGACGAGAGACCCCACTCGATTGTGAGTGGGGTCTCTCGTTGTGCTATAATGTTCACATCCAGATACAAGATGATAGCATGAAATGTTTACGTTGTCAAGAGATTGATAGCGGGGGGATAGGTTTGGGAATTTTTGGGAATA